GAGCTTTATTTTTTATGATCTGCAAAATTGTTCTCCTGATTTCGTTGATGCCCCCTAACGTTATTTCCTCGGTTTCTGTCCGTTCCGACTACGATTCTTACTAGGACTCATTAGTCTGTACCCATCTGCATTAGTACCGCCCTTGCTCAACATTTTGTTGTGGCTTACGTCCTTACCCTTTCGATAACTTTTACCCTTTGTTTTATCTATTTTTCGTCTTGCCCTCTGGCGTTCCATACGATTTTTATGTTCGCCGCGTTTCTTCTGCATTTGGTATTCGTGTTTATAAGGGCGTGGGGATTTTGTATAAGGCATTAGTTTCTTCCGTTATGGGCACATTCAATAACAGCGCAGTGCCGTCTACATAGCCCACTCGGTTTTGGATTCCACACATCGTTTTTAAAAGCTTGTTCCATTTTGGAGTAATCAGCTAACCATTTTTCCCATAAGGCAGGAACTTGTTCTTTTGTATATACGTCCTTAATCAAATTTTTAGATACAACAAATAACAAACCCGCTTTAACTGTTTCAACCTGTGGAAAATGTTTGAAAACAACCAGAGCCATTAATTCCAATTGGCCCTTATCGGCGTATCGCGCAGATTTTCCGGTCTTATAATCTACTACCCAAGCAACATCTTCATCCAATATTATTAAATCTGCAATGCCTCGAAACCAAACATCTTCATCAGAGAACCCGCAAGGCTCCAAATCCTTGGTAAGCCCTAACTTATACTCACATAATTTATTACCTTGCTTTGCCCGGAGTCTATCTAATGCAGCTACCGCATACCCGAATTGCGAGGGCATCGGTTTGTTGTCTCGTATGTACTCTTCGGCAGCGGTATGAAATGCGGTACCGTACAACATAGCCTCGGTTTCAGATTCAACATAATCCCTCGCAATTTTCATATGGTAAAATTGTTTGGGGCATTGCTCGAATGCTTTTATTTTGCTGAAAGACCAAGGAGTTACACTCATTAGTGAACTGGCTGTGCTAGCCGTATTGACTCTTTAATAGTATCAGTTGCGCCATTCCACCCACTACGATACCCCTGCTCAAATAATTGTTTCGAGAGTTCGCCGTGTTTTTTATTCATATGCTGTAGGGTATTATAATCAACAGAAAAATTTTCTTTTAGGTGGTTTAGAAGTTCAACCCACTCATCGTTGATTTCTTCTTTGATATCAGATTCTTTAGTCATTATTCACAATCTCCATAAGATTTGCCCACACCCGATTCACAGTCGATGGGTAGGCCGTCAGCCCACTCAGGCACTATACACATACAAGATTCCATATAACTCCGTGCTTCCTCAATTTCTTCGTCCGGTACACAGCACACAACGGAATCGTGAACCGTCAATACAACCTTGTATCTCTTTGATATTTCTAACATTTGCTCACCAATGATACAACGAGCCAAGGCTTGACAAACATTCTCTATAACTTTCCCACCATAAATGCGGGTTCGGCCTCGTCTGGTTTTGTAATTATATTCGATAGTTTGAGCACGTATCCCATCAAATTCAGTAATTACATTTTCTGCCCGTAAATCTTCGTACCGCATAAATAAACCAGAAGGTAACCGAAGAGCACAATGTTCTACATCTATCGACAACAGATTATCACGACCAAAAGAAACAGCATCTCCACGGGTTAAATTAACCAGCATATTTTGAGCATCACGCCATAAAAAGGTCACATTATAATTAGCCTCCCTGTATATTTTTATGACCCTCCTAGCTTCGTCCAATTCAATATTAACCCCAAATGTTTTCAACTGTTCCCTAAACCGTACCGCTCCCATGCCATAACCCGCGCCAAGGATAGTAGTCTTGCCAACAAACCGTTCTTCCTTGTTTATATCTTTCTCGTCTTTGTTATAAATACGGGATGCCATTTGAACGTAGACATCTTCTCCATTGATAAATGCATTAGTGAGATTATCTTGTTCGGCAAGCCATGCCAGAATACGGGCTTCTATTTGAGAAGAATCAGCTTCAATCAGCGAATGCCCGTTGGGAGGTATTATACTACGTTTTAACTTCTTACCGTGTGTACCTCTACTCGGAAGGTTCTGCAGATTGATTTTGTCATCACCACCCCATCTACCAGTATGGGCCGCGTAATACTTAACAGGTACGGGCAGTAGACCACGTTTCGATATGTCAATAAATCGTTGTGTCCTAGTTTCTTCCAGTGTGCTCTTATTCCCAAGACGAGCTGCTACCAATGTTTGTACAGATGGATTTTCATGTTCTACAAGTGCTATAAATTCTTCATCTGATTTGGCAAATGCAAATGTTTCTTTATTTGTGGTTGAACTTATTTTAACGGGAGGAGTGACCCCTAGTTCTTCAAGCAATTTGGCAAACTTGGGGTTGCTCATAAGGTTTTTTTTGTCTACTTCGGCATCACCTAATAACTTATCTTTGTGATCACGTATTTCTATGAGATGTTGTTCAAGAAGCCCAAGATCTAAATCCAACACAGGATCTACAAACATCCGTAAGGTAAGATCTATCAGTTTAAGTTCCTGCCTAGGAAATTCCTTACCTATTTTCTTAAAGAGCGCATAAGTTAACTCAACATCATTTATGCAATAATCTCCATATCTTGAGAGTTCTTCCTCCGAGAAGTCTTCCCTTCTCTTTCCGAGTGCATCTGATACGGCTGTGCCTTTAGTTCCCAAAGCATATCTCTCAGCCAACGCATGGAGACTTGCGCTAACTTCCACCCCGTCCACAGCACGGGCAATACACAGAGTATCGGTATAAGCGCGAGGAGTGACATCAAAAATCCAACTAGCAATGGCACCATCAAACATAACATTGTGACCGAGTAACATAGCCTCTTCCCAGTTGAATGTTTGTAAAAACGCTTTGGTCTGTTCCTTCGTCCCACTTGCCCACTCCGTTTCATTGTTGTTTACTTTTATCCCTACTCCGATAACTTCAAATTGAGGATCACGTATATATTCCTCAGTCGTCATCTTCGATAATGAAAACTCTTTGTCGTAATAAGTTTCAAAGTCTACGGTTATTAAGTCCATTGGCTGTTCTCCGATATTATTTTAAGAACAGAATGCTCGGTTTGGTCTTGGTCATTGTGTGATAGTCCAACTGCACCTTCAGTGTATTTATGATTTTACCCGCAGAGTTATTCATCTCTGAGGCTACCTTGGGGGTTATGTTTCCCGTTCTTAGATCATCGAAGGTGTCGCATAATTCGTTACGTAGGTCTGTTATGTTATTCATTTCTGTTCTCCGTTGTTTAGATATCTTTGTATCCTAAGGTTCACTCTTTTTAATTCAATTAGTTCTGGTGGCGGGTTAACACCACATTTCAAAACCTTTTTCACGTAACTGTCGTGTAGGTTATCCCTTTCGGCTTGGCTTCTCGCTCTAAGGGCTTCCCAATTCTGCGTGTAGTTCATTTTACGCCGTGCGACTCTTTCGGCACATTCATCGTCTGTAAGGCGGGCCATATATGCCAAGTCGTAAGCCTTTTTGGCTACCTTCTGTTCGGGGGTCATAGGTTTTCTAGCTAGCTTCTCTGCTTCAGTGCGGGGCTTACGGTTCGCTTGACGTGTAGCTTGGTTGGCCTTACTCCAAACGCGGGTTGACGCGTTTCTACGCTCTCTACGTTCTTCGGACAGGGATGCAATCCACGCACGATCATAAGCGCGTCGATGCTCTTTCTGTTCTTCGGTCATGTTTTCGTAGTATCTTTTATTTTCCTCTCGCTTACGCTCTCGCCAGTCCTCGTCGGATATGTTCTTAGGTCTAGTCATAGTTAGCCTCCCAGTTCCCAAGCCTTCTCTTCATCCTTGATATCGTTGTAGGCAAGTTCACTACCACAAGCCAAATAACCACACCCATCTACCCAATTATCAAGATTTGGCGCATTGCTTCTTAAACGGGCGATCTTTAATAGGGCCATCATAATCGCTACGTCCACGGCAGTTACTTGTGTACCTAAATGTTCGGACCAATATGCGGCTATAGTTTTGAAGTTGTCCTCCATGTTGCCATGTTCATCAGCCCTATCTTGTGTCACATATGTTTCAGCAGTACGTAACACCTTTGCGCGTACTTCGGCGCGATCATATGGCTTGGTCTGTTCATGCAATGGTGGATCAAAAGGTAGTTCGAGTTGCTTATACATTTTGCTCTCCCTGTTAAGTTATTATTGTGTATGTACTTATTATGATACTACCTGGCATGACGTATCTGTGAGATAGTGATTCAAGAAATCTCAAGTTCTTCTAATTCTGGGTCAGGTTCTTCTTCCAAATCCCATGTTGCACCATTTACAGTGGCGTAACACACGGCACATTTAATTGATTTATCAGACAGTAAATAACAAGCATTATGCCCACAATCGAACACTACTACTTCCACTTCTTCTGTTTTTATACCGTCTTTTCTTGGGAATTCTATAATGTTATCAGAAGTCAATTTTATTAGCCTCCATCCAAGCAACGACAATTTTTAACCTACGTCTACTTTTTTTGGTCAAAACACAAACAGGAAAACAATTTCTATCCCCAAAGCTAGCTTCTTTTTCCTCTTCATCATAAGCCCACGTCGCAAAAGTTCTGACATACTTTTCACCACTATCTTCAAAACAATCGAATAAATAACCTTCTGTATACATGATAGGACAAACCAATTTATTTGCGTCTGTAAATTTAACCATAGCGCTATCCCCAATGATATCCTTCCACCGTATAGTTATACGAGGATAACGAACGCTACCGATTTCTATAAAATCTACTTGCTTATTCATCTTGGGCGCATTGCTTCCGGTTTAAAAAGGTGCCTCCCCCCACTTACGGATGAGGGGGAGGACTAACGTAACGTGTTTCTCCGGTGACAACCCGTGGGAAAGGAGGTTTGGACCTAAATGTCGATAAAAGCCCAATCAAAAACCTACGTCTATCACTGTGGAAGGATGTTTTAGCGACCTCTCTCCCACTTAGTCGCCCATGCTGAAAACACGAAAGAACATGGGATGCAAACTAACTAAGTATCAATGCCATTCAATACGTTTGAAACGTCTGTCATGTTATTCTCGTTAACAATCAGACTAAGACCTCCCGCTTTTCTAATATCCTGTAAACTCTTAAACTGTAAGAAGGTAGGTGCGTTCTTGCCTGCTTTACATTCAATACCAAAGAAGTGTCCTTTGTAGCACCCTATTATATCCGGTATGCCACCTCTCCCCCAACCACCTGTCACGGGATAAAAATAAAATGCTCCCAATTGTTTTAACTGTTTGGTAACAACCTTTTTAACTTTGGCCTCGGGTGTCATTGCCATTAGGCTTCCCTTTTTCTATCTGTTCTCCGCGCCGTTCCAACATCTCAATCATTCGTGAAT